TGCTCATACTTCTCATCCAAGAGCGTTAGATTTTCCAGGCAGATTACGTGGCGACCATCCGGGGCACCCTCAATACTAGGAAGGTGCCAAGCCTCGACTACTTGAACCATCTCGTTAACATTAGAACCGGCGTTATACTCCTCAGTCTCAAATGTGGACGATTCTTTGATTCGATCTGCATACTCCGGATAGGTGTATGTCAGAACATCACGAGGAACCGCTTTGACCTGAAAAATACTTCTTGGCTTCTTATACTTGGCTTCCTCGATCGACACCATAATCTCTTCGGGGAAAACTCGCTCACATAAAATATCCGAGTTGTGTTCGTACACTTTCAAGACGCCAGTCCCAAAAACGCACGAGTCCATAAAGACCTCTGGGGCGACTTCGTAGAGCTTGGTCCGGTAAAATTGGCCATCGCAAAATTTCTCTAGGAGCTTGCCTTTTCTTTGCTGAGAAAAGTCTCCGCCCGAAGTGAGGAATGTGCAACGGGGCCTATTCTTCGCAATCTTCGCCTGGACCGTATCGCACATCGACTTGATGACGTTGAACGTGACCGGTCTGTGAGATCCCGCTCCTTGTGGCCTTGAGACTCCAACCAGATTCAGCGACGGAGTATTTTCGTCGTTGTAAGACCTATAGTGCTGTAGGTTGAGGCTCGATATGTGGCCATAATCTCTTTGCATCGCGTTCAGCAGATCAAAGACAAAATCATGAGAGTCCTTCTCTCTTGCCTGCCACCAAAAAATTCGTTCTTCCATTTCTATTTCCCCTTAGTTAGATTTTCTCATGGGATGTATTCACCATTCTTATCGGGGAGATCACAAAGCCCCCAATAGGCGCATCCTTGCTGGCCGTCTTCCGGCAGAAACATCTCAATCTTTTTCCCTCCATGGGATGTCTGAGACCATTTGAATGCTTCGTCTATAGTATACGGCTTCGTGGCGTTCTTCGTAGAGAAGAACGTCGGAACTCGTTCGTCGTCTGGGTTTTTCTGCCGGAATTTTTCCTTAAGGCCCTTCTCTAGCCCTCGGATGTCGTCTAGCCTCTCAGGGCGGATCGAGCGGATCTCTTTCTTTTTAGAGAAGATGCATGGGTCACACCCTACACGAGAAAGCGGTAGCCTTTTTCGGTAGTAGAGCGGGCATGGTTTAATCCCGTGCCTTTTGTGAATCGCAATCACGTCACCCAATATCCAATCAATGAGGGGGCGCCAGCAGTCAACTCCCAGCGGTCCACCGGGCTCAAACTCATCCATCTTCGAACGCCTATGACTCTCTTGGGCGCGGATGCCGACCACGTTGATTGGGTTTTCAAGTGTGTCTAGGTAGGCTCTAATCGGGACTATCTTTAGCTCCGTGGTGCAAAAGCGCATCCTCCCTGACGGGAATGCTGACTTCGCCATGATGAGATCTCTCATCCCGTTTGGGTACTTGGTAGACTTCACCGTGTGAAAATCTGGTGCGAACATCGGCCTAACAACTTCATCGATATACTTGGTGAGGTCTGGATGCTCCCATCCTGTGTCCGCATAGACGTAGGACACGGGGTTGGTTTCATGGAGCCCGAGTTCTTTAACCCATAATGCCGTAGCCATGGAGTCCTTCCCTCCGCTAACCGAGACAGAGAGGGGGCGCTTTGAGTCTCGAATTTCTTCGAGCATATAAGGTTTCTCAACCATGATTTCCCCTAGTGATAATTATCCTGTGCCTCAGCTAAGACACTCGCCATCCTACACGCCTCTGGTTGTCTATCACCAGTTAAGTCTTTCTCTAGTTGTCCGATGTATTGTTGCTCTATCATTCCCCAGTACTCTGGCGTTCCATACTTCGGCCTTACGGTCGGAGCCTTGTAGGTGAAATGGCGGCATTCCCGCCAAGCATAGAGCGCGGCATCTGAAAGGTGGTTCTCGAATCTCCCATCTTCCTTCAGTCTGCTTTCGTCCCACTGCAAGACATCCCATTCATCGAGGATCGGACAGTTTGCCGGGACCATCACCCGGTTTGAGAAGAGATCATCATTCATCAGCTCGATAAACGTTGCCTTCTTACTTTTTTCGGCAGCTTGGACAGGGACTCCAAATCGTTGCCTGATTTCCTCTACGATGGACCGGCCTAGTCCGCCTGTATCGGCAACAACTGAGACGAAGTTGAAATGCTCAGTCAGCTCGACAATCTTATGGGCTATTTGGGTAGGGATCATCTTAGATTCTTTGTGGGTCTCCACGATATAGCATTCCGGCATATCCCGACTAAATCCCAAGATAACAAAAGCAGTGGCGTCCGCATAACCCAAATCCACTCCAAGCACATATTCCCAATCTGCTGAATCATCGGGTGCCTCCATATAAATGTTCTCATCTGTATATTTATATATTAGCGAGTCGAATGACTTCACCCACTTGCCGCACCACTCACGCTGGAAGACCGGATTATCCTCGGTCCAATTGCGCTTCTGGAGTTTCTTCTCCAAGAATTCTGCGGCATGTGGAATGTAGGGGTTCTCTCTTACTGTCCACTTATGGACGGAGTATTCATATTTGGGGTTAGTAGTAGCATCGTAGAAATAACCAGAACACCTAGCGTTGGGAGTTCCGGTCAGCATTAGGGTTCCGTTGTAGTCAATTAGTGCCGGTTCTATAACCTCTTCAATAAGTCCAGTCAGGAAGGGTCCATAACTCGCGGCCTCATCGATGATAACCAGCGGGTAGCCAGAGCCACGGAGCTTATCAACATCAGCCTCATCATTGGCTCCGTTCAGAATGATCTGAGATCCATTCTTCAATATAGCAATCAGCTCAACGTTATTGAACTTCATCCCTATATGATACTGCCGGTTAGCCTGCTTAAGGAGATTCCACATAAGACGCTTGGCAACCTGCCGAGTTATGGCGATGTAAGCCACGATGGAGTTCGGATTCTTGAACGCCTCTTCGATCATATAGTAGCAGCAAGTATGAGTCTTACCTGCTCGACGGGAGCAAAGAGCTGCTTTGAACTTCGCCTTATCATCAACCAGTTCGAGTTGCTTGTTGAACAAATCTTTGCGCCAAGGATAGGTCCGGTCTCCCGCGACGGCATCCTCTGGTGGCTTTAGCCCACCATGGCGCTTAATGAGTTCACCGAGTACGGCTCTCCCATCAAGTATTTGTTTCTTTTTAGCCAACCGCCTCTCTCACTTTGCGGAGATTCTGTGAATGTTAGACAACCGCCGTCTTCACCACAGTAGCCGCTCTTACTGGTTCTTGGGTAAGTGGACCCTTCTTCATAATCTTACTACGTTTTCTTCTATGCACAACTAGGCTTTTCACTTCCTCGTAGGCTTGCATATGGCTGATCGAGGTAAGAGGGATGATGAACTGTCCTTTGCCTGTATTCACTGTGACCATCCGCATCTCTTCATTGTATTCAATCAAGAAATCTTCCTGGCCACGAATGTTGTTGCTGAACGAGGTATGACCACCGATGGACCGGGCGTCAGACGTCAATATCACCATTTTGAGTTTCATATAAATTCTCCAGGTCGACAAGACCGTTATGCATCTGCAGATGAGGCACATACATTATGTTGTGTTTGGGCTTAAGCTCTTTGATTATGTAGGACTTGTGGCTGGCAAGAACAGCTTCGCCTTGTTTGTATTCAAACACCTTCAGCAAAGAGTTGAGCAATCCCCACTTCCTGAACGGGGCTTTGGTATAACAAAAATGGACCACCAAAAATTTTTGGGTCCTACGTGCTGTCAGCCAACTGTAAATATCGTTCTCTGTATCGGCGCTATCTCCGCAGGCGACAACCGTCGTGCTTTCGGCCAGTAATCTTTTGATCACTGTCTTGTGCATCCGAGATATGGCTTTCTTCGGGATGTCTTTGTTTTGCCCCTGGTAACTCTGGACCCAGCTCTTATAGATAAACGGGGCATCCGCCTCATACGCTTTCCGGATCCTGACCGGCAATTGCTCGACTACCTGATAAGCACTATCTTCCACCTTTGTCTCCAAGCTGCTTGGCTAGGACCTCGGCAGCCAAGGTATGAATCTTCTCGTCGTCGAGGGTTTCCAGCTCACTCTGCTCTCTTATATTCATTTCGAGGTTGGCAAGCTTGACCAGGGAATTGGTTAATAGCGCAAAATTCTTTCCGTCCGCAGCATCCAGTCCGCGAGTCTTGGCTTTGCCTTTCAAGCGGTGAAGCTCTTCGTCGATAATCGAGTAGCCGCTACTCATCATGGAATGAAGGGATGGGAGGAGAGAGATCTCTACCCTGGAAAGCTCTTTATTGATCTCGACTTCCTTCGCCTCAACCTCTAAGGATTGCTCCTCTTCGAGACGAATGGTGTCGTAGTTAATCGAAAGTGGGGTCTTCGGTTTCTTACTCAACTTGCCTCCCGGCTGGCATTAGCCAACCTTCCGGCTGACCGAAGCCAAAGCGGAGACCCGAAGGTTCAGAACGAGTCCCCGCCACAACAACAAAAGGTACATCAAGGAATGAAATACTTTCAACCATTGTACTCCCAGCCAGAAGCTGGCGCAAGAAGCTAACCAAGGGAATCTAAAGATGAAGTTGTAATTTACATAGGGAGTTATGACGCAGTGTGTTAGTTGGTTCTGGGTCTAGTGGGGGTGTTGGTATTATATATACACGGGGGATACCCCGCGGGGGAGCACCCCCCCCTGCACTACATGTAGTGTATGGCAGGGTAACGTATGGTAGTGTATGGCAGTGCAGCGTATGGTAACGTAGTGTAATATATGGCAATGTATGGCAACATAGGGCGGGGTATGGTGATATATGGCAACGTATCGCAACGTATGGTGACGTATGGTAACCTAGTGCACCACTCATCTGGCGTATCGTATCGTATGGTAATGTATGGCAATGCCAACCGAGTGGGTGAGGTAGGGCTGCTAACCAGGGTAAAACCAACGTAATGTAGCGTAATGTATGGCAGTTTTGGTTCAAACTTGAGTGTTTTCAGTTCAAACCAGCGTTTTTTGGAGGTTTTTGGGCTGATTAACGGGAAAATAGGGTTAGAATCGAGTTTTTGAGCGTGATCTTGTTTGCAACAAAACCTAGTAATTACTGTAACCCGCTCTAACCTTATCCGTGCGACGTCTCGCAATTTCATCTTGTTCTATAAGAGCTCTCGCTGTCAATAGTATCGAGAGTGTCGAGGATCTTAGGAGCCGCCTTTAGTATCGAGAGTGTCGAGGATCTTAGTCTCGAGGATCCTAGCACCAATAGTCTCGAGGATCTCAACCAGCATGAAAATCCGGTTAGTTCAGTCTAGTTTTAGACCTACTAACCTGCTCTATTCACGAGTCATTTCAAGTACTTAACCTAAAATCAGGCTAGTATGCTAGTTTTTGGCTCCCATACTTCTATATATAGGGGTTGCCATTATCATACGAGTTTAAGACTTATAACTAGCCTACTTGCATCCTAGGGTACCTATCTTCCTATTTTTGTTCAGCTTTTCATTCAAAAAACTAGCATGAAAACTAGCAGGCTACTAGACTGAACTAGACTGATTTTCGGGGTAATTACCCTGTTCAGCTGTCTCCATTGCAATAAGGGTTCTCGCCAAATGTTCTTTTTTCCCTTAAGGGGCAACATTTACTATTGACGCCACCGTCAACTTCAGCTAGATTAAGAATATGAGCAATTGACGCTCTCAACAACAAGGAAGGTGCATCATGATCGCGATCATTCAGAAGGGTTATAACATTTACGGAACGGGTTCTGACATAGCTGCGGCTGTGGCGGATGCAAATGAGTGGCTCGGCCGGGACGATGGGACGGACGAAGACCTTCCAAGTCTCGTTGAAGCGGATGACGGCGAAATTTGCTGGGCGGATTGTACTGATCGTCTCGCAAGCGCAGTTCAAGAGAATGGCGACGTGACTTACGAAGTCGACGGTAACGAAATAGATATCTCCGAGATCTAGACGCAACACCATATCAACCAACCTAGCCCGCTTTACGCGGGTTTTTTGGGTAGTAGGCATTCAAGCCTACTCGACAACGAAAGGGTTAGATTATGGTCGATGAAATACTTACAAGTGAAGCCCTCGAATCACTTGAAATCGAAAACTTTGAAAGCTTCGCCGAGCAATGCCAGGTTAAATATAGACTAGAACCAGATGAGCTGGAATGGTTGGAGTGGATTGGGGGGCGCTATTCAATATCAGAATATATCTCTGATAACTTGGATGATGATGGGGTTGTCACCCTTAATTCTATGGATGTCAGTGATGCCCTCCATGAGGACGGCGTTGATAGGGCGCCATGTCTAAGCGAGAATACACAGCTGCAAAGATTGTTGTGGTATTTCAGTTCGATTAACTCTGATTAAACTTAAGCCAACCTATGGGGTTGACACAACCGCCAACTACACATAATCAATGAATAGGCGCTAACGCCAAGCAACAAAGAAGGTTCAGCATGCTCAATACTCAAGTTTACGTAGGGACATACCACAAGTACAACAATGGTTCTCTGAAAGGCATTCGCCTAGACCTGGGTGATTATGTCGACTCAGAGGACTTCTTCGAAGCTTGCCATAAATTCCATAGCGACGAAGACAGCCCCGAGTTTATGTTCCAAGACTACGAAGATATCGGCGGTTTAATATCCGAATCCCATATTGACCCAAAAATATGGGAAGTCCTAGAATTATCTCCCGACGATCAAGAAGTCATTTTTCTTTATGCTACGATTGAATCAATAACGAATCTTGAACTTGAAGACATCACCCAACGATTCCGTGGAACATATAGAACAGACATCGATTTTGCTGAGGAACATTGCTACGAGCATCATGGTGATTATGTCGAGGAAGCTGTCAAGCTGGGTATATGCATTGATTGGGAGGGGACTTGGAACTCATGGCTGCGCCATGACTTTATCAGTATCTCGCACAATTCGGAAAATTGGTATTTTTCCAACAAATGATTAACCCACCCCCCAACAAAAGGTTCACATCATGAAACGACTATCAAAGCAAAGCATCAAGAAATATAGCGCCCATCAACTAGCGAAGCATATTGAGCGCTTCATGGATTATTACGGGATCGACGACTACCGGATTGACTTAGTGACCAGCCGCGTATTCAAGAAGCATTGGTCTTCAACACTGCCCGAATCATTAGGGCCACACTCTTACCGGTTCTATTTTGCATACTCTGCCCCACGCGGATTGCTGGGTATTCTAGATGAGGTCTACTCTAAAGCAGACAAAAAAAACCAATAACAACACGAAAGGTTCACATCATGAAAAGCAGCATAGCAAAAAACCTACTCAAGGGAGCAAAAGCAGAAGCCCCCCCGATAGGCCTACTTCACAGATACGAGTGTTACCTGAGTTGCGCCGATGACGGCGACGGCTTTGAATGCGGAGATAGTGATCGGCCTGATTACCCTATTATGGCGCTTAAGACTTTTGACGAATGGCTTGGATCTTAACCAAACCCCCAACACAAAAGGAAAAACAACATGGCAATGATTTGGTCAGACAACGTAGGAACATCATCCCAAGTAACAATCAGCGTAGGCAAGCAAAGCAAGGATTTCTTGCTGCGCGATCTAGATACAGCCGGCGATTTTATCTTATCCGAGACTAATTATGATGCCGATCTCGGATATAGGATAGCAGATCTAATAGACAAGGGGGACTTCGAAGGGGAGATCCTCGTCTATAACGACAACGACGAGCCGATACATGTGGACGGTAAGCCGATTACATTAGGTCACTGGACACTCTCGGAAGTGGATGTTGACGAGTGCAATTGCTCTGACCCTCAGTGCGGATGTGACGGCCCTAAAAGACTAACGAGGGAGTTCATATGAAAGTCACGCTATATTATGTTTCGAATTTAGTTTTGTCCATTAACGAACACTTGAAGACCATAAAGGACACTGGGTTCATTGAAGATGAATTCTCAGTGCGCGTTGATAAAGAACCCCTTCAGTTTAGTGGCCCCATGAAATACCGGATATCTATTGATGGCCCCGGTAGAACTGAAATCCTAGGGAAGGAAGCCAAGCTTCGGGATGTCTCGATCCGTTTAGAAGGAATGTGGGCCGGGTTGACACTGGCCCATAGAAGCAATCACCCCCAACAAAGAGGTCCCCGATGTTGACGGATAATTACATGTCGATGCTCAAACGAGAGCGCAACAAATACAAAGTATACGATATGACGTGCGGCCCCGAGATAGAAGGTGAGCACGCAGTGCCCGGTCTTTTTGCCTTAGTCCCTACAGTAAAGAACCACCATAAATGGTGGCGAATTAAGTATATGTTTCAAGGGAAGGAAGGTCAGTTATCCCTAGGTGTTTGGCCCATAATCAATTGCACCGAGGCGAGGCGCCGAGCAATGGAAATTCGTACCATGGTTGCAATGGGCATTGATCCGAGCGCCGAAAGAAAACACAAGCAAGGAACTTGACCCAACCGCCAAGCCTTGATAGCAATAAAATAACAACAACCCCCGTTCATACGGGGATAACAAAAGGTTCACCCATTATGTTTAACAGAGCACAAGACTCGTTCCCTCTAGAAACCGCCAAGCTCACCCTTCGGGAGGCACTATCAAACCTTGCGACCCAAGGATTGACTGCTGCAGAGATTGAGGCCGAATTTGATTCGGCGATATCTGTGGAGTTTGGCTCCTCCCCTGTTGAGAGTTCAGATATCTTAAAGCGCCAGATCTTGAGCTCTTATCATGATCTCGGGGCTACACTCTGAGACTCAACTAACTAGAACTTGATTTCTTGTGGCGGTCGGGCTGATAATTGGTCTCGACCGCAAAGGGGACACAATGAAAATTCTGAAGAATACATCAGTGCATATAGCCAACGCGATAGTGGAATACTGGGCTGATCAAGGAATGCATCCGGTCTCGTGTGCTGATTCCGTTTACTTATACGAGTACGGGTTCTTTAATAAAATCACGAACTTGCACGGCTACATCATGAGCGAGTGCGAAGGACTTAGGATTGGTGACGACAAATTCCTTGGACTTAGCTGGAACTCTGTCGTCCAGATTGCTCGAGCTATTTTGTCTCACCGGGAAATTTACAGCGAGGATTTTTTTGATTCCGCTCCTACCGGCATCGGAGTAAGCGATGGTTTCTGGAGGCCTGGCCCTGATAAGCCAACGCTTCGTGCTCATTCCCCGGGCAATCGGCTGCGGGTCTCTTACGGAGAGGCACTAGATTTCGATGAACCCAAGGCTTTCTATGAGTTTCTCGATGAAGTCTTCGGTGGTGATGTCGATGCCCTTGATAAGCGCTCGGTCATAATGGAGTTGCTCGGTTGTGCTTTGACGGGCGTGGAGATATCGAGGGCTGCCCTCCTTTTGGGCGCAGGGTCTAACGGGAAATCAACACTGCAGCTGCTGTTAACTGAAATAGTTGGTGCTCCCTATACTAGCCAGGTCGAGCCCAAGCACCTTGGTCAAGGCGGTACAAGTGCTTACTATTCGAGCGTGTTGGCTGAATCTAAATTGAATATCGCTGGCGAGCTAAACGAAAACGCATTCAAATACAGCAGTTCAGAAATTAAATCGATGATCTCACGAGACAGGGTTCAGGTTCGGTTGCCTTACGGTAAACCCTACTCAGCAAGACCAAGAGCTGTCCACATTTTCTCGAGCAACCACGCTCCAGAAATAACAGACCACACGACCGGATTTGCGCGGCGGCTGGTTATGCTGGAATTCAATAACTCGTTTGAAGGGCGGCGAAAAAGCTTCAATGATATTTGGGCTCCAATCAAAAGAGAGATCCCCTCTATCCTTGGCCAGGCTCTTCTGGCTGCCGGTCGCACAATGAGAATGAATGAGCTGTCAGTAATCCCCGCATCCAGCCACGAGAGATTTAGCCTTATTAGGTTAAGCTGTCCTGTTGCTGATTTCTATTCAACCGCATGTATTGGTGGCGAGGGTGAAACAAAAGCCAGCGATATTTTTGATGCGTTCGTAAAATTTATCGACAGAAGAAAGATTCACTGGGATGGAAATCCTACAAAATTCGGAAGAAAGTTTACTGAACTTTTAGCAAATGATGTGAACAACCCAAAGCGAAGGCGTGGTGGTTTTACTTACTACGCTTTGTCAATCCGACCTCACACGTCGTGGGGTTCGGCAGACCACTTAAACTAAGGAGACATGATGTCTGGAGTAAACAAAGCAATTATCGTAGGCCGCTTAGGGGCTGATCCTGAATTAAAATACACACCAAACGGTAACGCAGTGTGTAATTTCAGTTTAGCTACAAGCGAGAAATTTAAAACCAAGAGCGGAGGCGAGAAAGAGGAAACCCAGTGGCACCGAATATGTTGCTGGGGGAAGACTGCCGAGATTGCGGCTGAGTACTTAGCCAAAGGCCGCGAGGTCTATATTGATGGCAAGATCAAGACCCGCTCATATGAGGATAAGAACGGCGTAAAGAAATACTCGACAGAGATAGAAGCGCAGACGGTTCAGTTTTTAGGCGGGAAGAATGACAACAATAAATCTGGTGATGTTCCATTTTAATTGCTTTATTTAGTTGACTGAAGAGCCAACTGTGTTATCATGGAATTAACAACAAGGAGGTTTTAGGAATGAATGACTTTTCAAAAAAATGGGACGCAGTTGGCCCCGACTACCCAAGACCTGGGAGCTTCTCTTCCACTCATTGGGTTCATGGTGTCGCAGGAGAGGCCCCGTTCTCAGAGCACGAAATGCTTTGTGATATGGAGGGGATCTCAAAATCAGAGAACCCCGCTATGTCATGGGGCTTGCTTTTGGAGCAGCTCATGGGCGAGCGTGCTCTGAAGAAAATCTCGACAAAACTGGAGGTTGACTTCGAGCTTCGAGACTGCCCGACGAGGGCGACAAGTTTCCGGGGCGCTATGTTTCGAGACACCTGCGATTTCCTCCTTACAATGCCTGGCTGGACCCAACGCTATGGGCTGGAGATAAAGACCAGTGCCAGCTTCAACCAGCGCAGGCTGTGGGGCCAGGAGTGGACCGCTGAAGTGCCTGAGCATGTGGCGATGCAGTGTCAGTGTCATATGCTAGCCAACGGCTTAGATCAGTGCTTTGTAGGTTTGTGGACCTACTCCCCTGCCGAGCCTGCAATCTACGTCGTCGATCGAGACGATGATCTAATAGCAAAGGCCATGAATGGCCTCGCCGATTGGTGGCAAAAACACATCGAGAGAAAAGAGGCTCTGGTTATTGATGGCAGTGATGGATGCACCCGGTTCTATCAGAGAATCGAGGCACTGGAGCCAGACATCATTGATGGATGCAACCAGGATGACCGCGATCTGATGCTCGGATATGCTGAGGCCAAACGAGATTACAAAGCCGCAGGCGAGAACCTAAGTAAGGTAAAGAATCTGCTTCGGGAGCGCATTGGTCCTTCTGGGGGGATCTCGTTTGGTGATGATGGTTCAATAAAATGGAGCACGGGCAAGACTCGCCGGTTCTCTGACACATTAAACTTGGAGGTATAAAATGACAGACGTCATGAAAAAAGAAAGCAACTACGAGGCAATAGAGCAGGTCTTGACTGATGGCAATCTCCAGGCACTCACACCTCAACAGCGTGTCGAGTACGTCCAGAGGTTGTGCGAGTCTGTCGGTGTTAATCCAATGGTCCGGCCGTTTCAGTTCATCCGCTTTCAAGGGAAGGTTGTGCTCTATGCGACCAAATCCTGTACCGACCAGCTGAGGAAAATCCACGGAGTGTCGATTGAGATAACACGCAATGTAATTGAAGATGGCTGCATCATTGTCCACGCCAAAGCCACCGACGCATCTGGCCGTGTGGATGAGGATATGGGGGTGATTGATTGCGAGCGTCTGCGTGGTGATGCGATGGTGAACGCTAGGATGAAGGCGTTAACAAAAGCAAAGCGACGAGTGACGCTTTCAATTTGTGGGTTGTCGGTTCTCGATGAAAGCGAGCTCCATTCAATGCCCCAACATGAGCGTGTTGCTACCCCGGCTCCGGTTGAGGAGAAGTGTACTGTCGACCCGAAAGAGGCGATCCAGGCTATCAAGGCGAAGATTGAGGAAGGCAGACCGAAGGTAAAACCTAATCCGGTTGCGGCTGCGCCCAGGAGGTCGGCACCCAAGAAGGTTGCACCCAAGAAAGCTGAGCCAAAGAAAGCTGAGCCAGAAGTGATCGAGGCGACTGCATCTTCTCTCTCTGCAGGTTCATTTGAGTATGAGCCGATCCCAGAACTTCCAGGAGGTGCGTCATGAGTATGAGCAAATGGTTTAAGCACCTTCAGGGTTTTGGACTTAAAACAATCCCATGGCATGGGGTTAGGCCTAATGGGTCATGCACATGCCTAATCAAGGGTTGCACCAACAAGGGGGATCACCCTCTTGAAGGCTTCTCCCTGGAGGCGTTTGAAGAAGACCGGTGGCCTTATGCAAACATTGCCATTGATGCGTGCGAAGGTGTCGCGGTGCTTGAGGTGACGAAAGATGGACGAGAGAATTGGTCTGAGCTGAAGGAGAAACACGGGATCAAAAAGACCTGGGTAGCCAAGGGATCAAACGGTAGCTGGCTTGTTTTCTTCAAGCGCCCCACTGATTTGTTGAGCGTTCGTCCATGGGGAAATGGAATGTCCATAAGGAAAGATCCCATACTGGCACCACCTTCTCTTCGTCCTGACGGCAAGCGACTTCAGTGGATTGTCGCACCTTGGGAATGCAAGCTTGGTTCTATCCCTGGCAGCCTTTTGGTTCTTGTCACGAATCAGTCTAGGCAGCCAAGGGGGGACCAGTCAGCGACTCAGGAATACATTAAGTTTGTCTACTGGGCGCAAGAAGGGAAGCATGACTCAGCAAAGGGGCGGATGGAGTGTGTTTTGAGGAAGACAATTAATTTTAATAAAGACAATTGTCCATCGATCTCAGAGGGGGATCTTTATAATCTAGTTAAAGATACTATCCAGGGTATTCTAGACTCGAATCTTCCTCCAGTACCGCAGCAGGCCATTGAGGCGGCTTCTTTTCTCGGGGGGGAGATTGTCGATCATCTTACATACAGGGAAGCGGGGAAATGACAACTTTACTATGGGGGGATTACTTAGATGACAAGCGGTGTCAAAGACGCAATGGCGAGGTTTTACACATCGAAGCGGGCACAGGAAATGCCCAAGATAAAAAAGAAGCAGCGTCCGAAGGGGGAGTTGAGCGAGGAGCAGATCCAAAACCGGGTTGTCGCTGCCTTGCGAAAATTAAAGTGCTTCGTGTTCAGTATACCGATGGGAGGGAAAAGGGACGCCATCGCAGCTTCACGATTAAAGAGGTCGGGAGCGCTGAGGGGGACGCCTGATTTATGCATCTTGAATTCTCCATGCGAGGGATTCAATGGCGTATTCTGGGAGCTGAAGGGGGATAAGGGGAGAGTTAGCGATGAACAGAAAACATTTTTAAATCGCTCAGCTGAGCTTGGGTTTCTATGTTTGGTAGTATCTGGGCTCAGCGCAAACCTTAAACTTGTAGAGGTGCTTTATGGCGCAGGAAAAAGAACAAAAGAAGAAATACTCAAGGGAATTCACCAGACCGACGGCGTACAACTGTTTACTGGAATTTCTAGAAGAAAAGCAAATGACAGTGAAGACATTTAGTGAGTTGTACGGGTTCAATCAATTCACAGTTAGCAAGTGGGCTAACAATCACCGAAGGCCAAGGCTAGACATGGCGCAAAGGCTAGAGAAGCTAACAGGAGGAAGGGTCAAGGCGATAGACTGGGATCAGTAGTAATAACAACAACAACAATAAGGGGATAAGAATGGATAACAGATTTTTGGCTGTGGCCGCACTGGTAATGGCCGCAGCGTTTGTGGGTGGGGTTTGCATAGGAAAGGGATCACTCAGTAATGGGGATATTATCGGGATGAGTGAGAGTGAGTTTCGCCAGCATCAATCCAGGACAGCTGAGCAGGATATGGTTAGAAGCTTAATGCTGTCTGAGCAGAGGGCACAGGTTAGGCGTGATCGTAGGGTTGAGAATGAAATTTCAAGACAGGATAAGCTGGACTTAATCGATATCATCAAGGGGGTGAAGTGATGCAAGAAAGAAGACCATCTGAAAGATTGCTAGAGCTTGAGAATTCGATCAAACTCGCACTGGCTCACACGCTAGATGAGAAGGCTTGGTTTTATGGGTCCAGCGAGATGCATCCCGACAAGGAAGCGTCGCCGCACACGGGAAAACATCTGGCTATTGCTCAAGATCTGGGCGCAGTCGTTGACCTGCTAAAGGATGCCAGGGGCAAGCTGTACGATAGCCTTGCCTTTGGGCCTGAGATTGATCCACCCGCGCCAACTGCTCCCTGGGTGAAGGTGGCTGTGACCGTGGCAGTTTTAGCCGTCGGTGTGACTGGGTTTCTGATTGCAAACCCGGCAATAATAAAGGCTCTCCCATGAGCGTGGCTCTAGCCATAGTCTGTATAACCTATACGATAATCTCCCTGATTGTCGGTCATTATCCCACCCGCTAGACTCCTGGCCTATCGTATCCTACAATCTGACTATGAGCAGAGGTTTCACTTATAAGAAGGTGCGGTCAGTGAAGACCGCTAGCAGAGGCAGTAGGAATATGGACGACGATGAAGAGCTCTCCTATAAAGCTATCCCTGTATTACCAGAAAGAGATAAGGGTGGTCTGAACGCCATTGAGCTTATGAGTCTTTATGAGAAGCTGATCAAGGAGAATGCATTCTTGAGAGATCGTGTGCTCAGACTAGAGCAACGACTAATGGACGTTCTGAATTAACGCTTGGGCCGATAGATTTTATCTACGTCACCCTTGTCTAGCCATTTTATTATCTCCCCTTTCCTCGGTGCGAAGTAAGTAACTTTGACGCGGCTGATTGTCTCTTTGATTATCTTAGCACCTACCACCCCATTGAAATCGCAGACTAACATTTTAAACCCCTTTGTTGTTAAGCAATTAAAGTCTAGGGCATGTTGTCACTAGGGTCAAGTTTGTGTGTGTGGGTATTTCGTTACAAGGCCCGATCCTATTCTAGGCCAGTTATATTTTCCCTGCGAAGATCTGTACCGAGGCTTTCCAAGGGCACCACGAAAATCGATATGAACCCACGTTGGGTAGAGAATGACACCACCCTCGTCTCCAATCTCTTCTGATGCCAGGATGTAGAGCCGAATAATGTTTATAGGTGTCTTGAGTGCTGCGCTTGAGAATGTGAAGTCCGCGGCATAGCCTCTCCCGTTCTCCTGGGGTTGATGGAAGCTATTGGGGGCGCCCCCGCATTTCTTATTATGAGACGGACAACGAACACCGGAAGAGATCCGAAGCGGCACCCCAACTGTTTTCCTTACCTCTTCGAGAACATGCACCACTCCCTTGTGTACTTCATTCTCACCGCATCCGCAGTTGCACCTGAACTCAATAGCTTGGAAATGAGGGCCTACCCACACTGAGTCATTTATCATTTACCAGCTCCACTTTAATCCTGCGGTTGCCTGCCACTCATCAAGCCCTGCCGATGCCTCTGCAAATAGATTTATGTTCTCACCGAGGCCAGCATCTGCTTGAATGAACGCCTCGACTTCTGGGCTTTGCTGATTAATATCCCAGCCCCCAGCAGCGCGTAGACCAGCGAATAAACTATTACGCTCACCACCTGCCAGCGCACTCTTGATAATGTCTTTCGCACCATCGCCCACCGCTCCAATCAGTTCTTTTTTGCTGCACGCGCCACCGCCTCTGCTGCTTTCACACGACCCCTCGAGTGGCTGTACCCGGCGCTTGCTATGCCAGCTGATACTAATCCGGCCACCATAGCCCATGTGCCGTTGATAAGGCCCTGCCCTATAAGGTTGTCGATAAGCAGAGCGACTACGGGAAGGGCAGTGCTTAGTATAATCACCAGCGTTGATTGTTTCTTCTCGCTTGTTTTCGATCCTTCTTTATCCACTTTTCATCTCCTTGAGTGTTTCGGTCCTAACTCTCTGCTCCGCGATATTAACCCGGACCTCTTCTCTGAACTCGCAAAAGTCTCGATGAAAGAGAGAGAGCTTCCTTTGATGCTCCTTCATCGCCTCTTCCATGTCTTTTTGTGATTCTTCGATAAGAGCTAGACGGGTGTAGGTAGTGCCGCCATTCTTCTTTGCTTTGATTTCTTTGACGTGGTTCTTGAAGAGATCGAGCAGAGCAAAACAGACAGCAGCTAGAATTCCAGTCGCTCCGATTTGCTCCATATTCTCAAGCATCATTCACCCCAAGGCAATCCCGATTCTGTCGGTGGATCAATCTGATTAGCAATCTGCTTCTCGACGTGAGCTTCCGACTGCGCTTTTTGCTCGACCGTCATCACAGAGAAGAGCCAACCAAGGGCCATGTCCTTAGTCACTTCTGCGTATGGTGTGAAGTCTTGGATGTCGCTGATGTTCAAGGCACACGTTCCGATGATGCTGCCGTATGCTGTCAGTGTCGGGGTCCATCCGCTTGTGACTGGCTCTACCCCAGGCTCTGGCTCGGGGTTCGGGTACTCGCGAGAGTCTGTGCAATTCCAGTGCAAGTTGAAGATCACCTTTTCGTGACCGTCCCTGATCTTCCAGTCGTTGCAATTTGAGATATCCCACTTTGCTGCCATTTCTAGTTTCCTTCGTTTAATCTTGATTCAAGAACTTCAATTCTCAAAATCGCCTCTTGAAGCGCCTTCATCCCTTTCATAAAAAGTATCGATTGCTTAACTGATTTAAGCCCTTCAATATCGACCCCTTGCGATTCTCTGATCCCCTCCGCCGTGCTCACAAGCCCAGGGCAAACGCTTTCAAGCTCTTGCGCTACGCAACCGATCATCGCCTTGTCATTATTGATTAAATTATACTTTCTAAATTGTATCGATTTGAGATCGTCCCACTGGCTTGGTGCGTCGGTGATGTTTTCCTTGATTCGTTCATCCGAGATCGTTCCATAAGCCCCTGTGGTGTTGTCTACATCACCATTATTCTCCATCCTCACAACGCCATTGGCTGTCCCATTTTCGAACATCGTGAATCGCAAAGCGCCATCGGGTTTGGCGTTGGAGACGCCATTTATACTTTCACATACGATCGTTGCGCAATAATCATCGCCCGCCGACGCATCCGAAGACGTAAAAGATATTGCGCCTAAATCCGTGGCGCCGGGATTGTCCCGATCGTCACGAATCTCAAGCACTGGGGCTGCATCTCCTGTTATCATGACATTCCCGTCGGTATCGATAGACATTCTACTGTCAGACAACGACACTTCAGTCGTATTGTCGTCAGTATTATTTAGACAGAAATGCAGATCGCTTTGACTGTAGCCGACATCAGATTTAGCAATTATCGCCGTCTTATTAACAGCACCCGGATCGTGCGGAGTGCCGAGATAGAAAACTGCATTGGTATCCTCGGCGTTACTCCTGAGCTCCAGCTGCACCTCTCCGTCAGGATTTACGATAGATAAATTTTTCGTCGGCGAATCGTTCCCAATCCCGACCTTGCCCGCTGAAGTAATCCGCATCTGTTCATTGGAACCATTGGTGTAAAACTTCATGGCATCGCCATTGTTGCTGTAAGCGATCTTTCCCTGCAACGCGCTATCGCCAAAGCGAATACCAGTGTCCTGGGTGCTGCCGCCATAGATGCCTAGAAAACAAGCCCCATCGCTCTCGATGACTGCGTGTGTGCTGGCATCCGTTGCCGCAGAACAACTCCCATCGAAGACGTGTAGCAATTGCGTCGGCACAGTCGTCCCAATCCCGACATTGCCCGCGGTATCGATTGCAAGCGGAGCTGTGCTTCCAGTGTCGTCAGACACAACAAAAGCGCCCGCCGTGTTTATTCCAACTCCCCACTTCCTTGCAGTTGAACCCGTTCTTTCAAGGAATAGCGCCCCCCCTGCGGCCCCTTTGATTGTGAGCCACTCGTCTGAAGCTAGCCAGCCTGGGGTAAAAGACGGAGATGTATCGTTTATCCCGACTCTCCCATTTAGATCGATTCGCATCCGCTCGGAAGTATTAGTGCAGAACGACATAACTTCATTGTTCTGCTCGTATCTGATCTGTCCCTGGGTGCCTGAGCTCGGATCCCCAAAATAGATAGAACCATAATCACCAGCGCTTGATCCACAAACGATCGTAATCCCTTCGTTCCCTGTCCCGTCACCGACAACTAAGTTATCTGCGTCTGCATTAATACTGGTGTAGGGATCGTGCGTTCCGATAGAGACACGCCCAGTCCCGCTACTAACAAGCTGGACCGCTTCAGAACCGCTGGTTGTATTGATTTTGATGTAATCTTTATCATCCGTCGATTCGATAAGAACCGCTGATGATTGCTCATCAGCAATCAGGTTGGTCGCCCCGGAGAATGTTATTGGGGCTGGGTCGCCATATGATATAATAGTTCCGTCTGCCATAACTTACCTCACTTTGCCGCTGTGGCTTTGATGTAGAGATCTCCCTGCATAGCGCCCACACCATCGCCACCATAAGTGCATCGAACATGCCCTAGCTTCATGTTGAAATTGACGATGGTCAGAACGTCAGTCGTTAGGTCAATCGTCTGGATGTCACACCCAGCAGTAGCTCCGCTGCCAGAGCCAGCAACCTCGGTTCCATCGTCTGCCGTAATTACAGATTTGAGCCTTATCCTGACATTGGCGGCAGAGTCAGTTGCAAAGAACTCCCAGGTTTGCCTGCCCTGATCCTGGACTTTTAAGTCCATGGCAAATGTCTCGGTTGTTCCAGATAGGCCTGCAAATTTCTTGGTTATGGTACGCATCAAATCCTCCTAGGCACAGTGGCGGGACATATCTTCATCCCAAGTGGTCATTATCCCATGGCCCTTTGCGAGGGGGTCATAGTGTTGTCAACTTGCGACTTCAGGGAGGCTAGGCCCCTCTGGGGTCTTGGTTCTGGTTGCTCCTCTTCTTGGTATGTTGACTGTAATGCCGACATAGCAGGAGCGGTCATCGATGCCTCCATTGGAATATTGAAGAGCGTCGATAACATCAGCCTATCACCGTATTTCACTTTATCGCTACCCTTTCTGCCCAGTAGGGACTCCTGGATTGATGAGACAAAGTTCGTATATGCTTGAGGATGCAGGGTTTTGAATGCAGCTGCCATTTCCCTCGTGAGCGTCTTTGACTCAGCCGCCGAGCTGATAACCTTCAGGGGGCTTTGGGCTACGGCCAAAAGCTGATTCATTTTATCGAATGCGTAGTCTGGGCCTGATATTGTTTTTGCACCTGTCAAAGGGTCTATCCTTGTTACAATTTCTTTTGGTTTGATCTGATTCAGTGACAGGATGACATCCGCAGATTGGCTCTTAATGGCATCTCTGATTTCCGGCGATCCCTCGATCTCCCCAATTGACTCTTCAAGCTTTTTATCCATAAGCGCCGGATTCTGAGACAGGGTCTCTATTGATGAAATTGCCTTCTCCTGGAGGGCTCTTTCCTTGTCTTCGCTGTAGGTGACATCGTCAATATCTGGCCCCATCGCCGTGGTCAGGTTGGCCGAGAAGACACGAGCCGCCTTGTTGGCGACCCTCAAGGAGTCCTCTACGAATTCCCCCTCCTTGCCGATACTAGAGATCACCTTCTTAACGCTGTTTCTGTGCTTCTTCTTGGCGAACTCATTAAGCTCCTCAATCCGCGCTGACCGACTGAGCTGCTTGTATGGCCTTCGAAATGACTTCGCCGCTGCCTGTCCAATAGCCGCTTTTGCATATGCCCCAAGACCGCCAACCATAGCTGCCCCAGGAGCAAGACCCCATGCTGACAAGAATGCCGCTGCTGCTGGCATCCCCATGGCCCTAAGGCTCGGTTTGCGTAAATCCTTAACACCCCTTACGACTTCTTTTACAAATGTGTTCTGTTTTGACGGGGTGTATATATTTACAAGGTCTACAGCCTGAGACGCCCCCTCCAGGGAGTTAAACGCTTTAATGTTTTCCCCTATGGTGGACTCATAGGCTTTTTTGGGCTGATTGGTTAGCTTGAGAACATTGTTTGTGTATTCCTGTGTAGCCTTCACTACGCCCTGATAGGCTTTAATCTTGGACGCTGCCTCCTTGTCTCCTGCCATAAACTTCTTAAAGAGGTCTTTAGTCTCCTTGGCTGAGATCTTCTCCCCTACTATGCCTCTGGCCGCATTAAGCTTGCTCTTGTAGTCAGTATAAACCTTGTTTGTCGCCTTGTAGGCCTCAGAGGTCTCACCAAAGAGACGTGGGTTTGTTAGGGCATTTTGGAAGTAGCTTCTAATAGGGGAGGTAACACCCTCGTTGCCCATTAGGTTTAAGCCATAAAGCTTCTTGCGTATTTCGTCGTGCGCCAGGATTAGGTTGTCAGCGAGATGCGATGGCAGTTCCTCTCCAGCGCTAGACTTGAGAATGTCAGACGGGTCTAGTTCTGTTATGGGATCCAGGAACTTTTGTTGGCGCAATCCTTTTAGTGACGACCTGACAGAATCAGAGATACCGTCAACCATTTTATCGTATGCCGCCGTAGACACACCTGAGCTTTTCCTTATGGCTGATAGAGCCCTCCCTATGTCTGTAGATGGCTCAATCTTATCTATGGATGCAGCATAGTAGGATTTGCGGTTTTGGATGATGTCAGCGAAATCGCCGTCATAGCTGATGTACTCCTTCTGAAAGAGATCTGCATCAAAGTCAGCTTTAAGGTTCCGGAGTCCTTTTGTCCCTTTTGTGATTTTGTCGACGGCCTGCTTCCGTGTGCCGTTGTTGATATCAAAAAAGAGGTCGTTAATGTCGTGAGGCCCTGTGGAGCTAATCCTTGTCAGGGATTTAGAAAGCTCGTCAGGGGACTGAATCGAAAATATGCTAGCATCATCGACGGCCTTTTTTACCTGACGTGCAGTAAACTTTTCGCCCTCGAATGCCTTCTTGATTGTTTTTGCTTCCGCAGTCCCAAGATCACCCGTTATCTTTTGAGCAAATTCACCAAGCTTCCTATTCGCGGCAACCCCCGCTTCCAGGGTCTTGGAGCCAAGTGCCCAGCTGAATCCCGCCGCGCCAGGAAGAAGGGCGAGTGACCCACTAATCCCCCCACCAAGAACGCCGCCCATTGCCGCAGCAAGCGTAACGGATGCAAAGTCTGTCGGATTAACGTCGGAGTTAAACTCAGAGGCAGCATCAACCCCGCCAATAATTGCGTCCTCTGTTACAGCCTGGGCTACCATCGGGGCAGCCCTAACCATCGCATTGGCTAGCTTGGGATTTTTCACCAGTCCAGCCATCCGCATATCTTTAGCCAGGACCTTAGCCGCCTTGTCTCCGATGTACCGCCCGGCGCGACCAGCCTGCCCAGCGGGAGTCATAGATACAGCCTTATGTGCCATACTGGTGGCACGAGCCATCTTCGATGCACCTGTGGCTGCCCTGGCCGTAGCCGCCACGCCTTTCGCGCCAAGGCCAAGTCCACCCCCAGCGAGCAGCCCAACGCCAGTCCCTAAAACATTCCCGACCATAGATTCAGTGGCGTTGAAGAACTCCCGGGCCTGACGATCTTGCTCATTCCTGAGTATCTCTTGGGGGTTATATAGTAGCTCAGACCTTCTTGCGGAGTCAGATAGACCGAGGGTTACGCCCTGCAACCCCGAGAGCCCAAGTGATGCCAACCTCTTTGACGGCTGGTCATAAACCTTGTCGGCGCGTAAATTATCAAAAAGGTTTCGCCTTTCTTCGTTTGTGATGGGACGGCCCCCGGCCTTCGCGATGTCTTCATATTCTTCCGATTGGATCTTGATAACTTCCCCGCTACCATTATCCATAAAGAGAGTTTGCCCCTCTTCAAGGGTCGCTGTGCCGGTATCAAGCAATTGGCCAAGAAGGTCTGAACTTGCCCACCTTCTCTTGCCTGTCACCTTGTCTATTACGTATGGCATATCACGCCCCTTGCCGTTGACCTGTTAGTAACTAAACTGTCCCATTCCAGGGAAATCCTTAATGTCCGGACCCCCTTTAGGCACCATCGCCCTGGGCGCAGATTTCTCCGGGCTTCCGCCGCCTGTCAACTTCTCTATCTTGTCAATGGATTGCTTCAGCTTTGCGACCTTAGATTTAACCAAGGATGCATGTTGTGGGTTGCTACTGTCGCGCAGCACTTCTTCCCCTAGGCCAAGTATGCCCATAAGGTCCGCCATTGCGATCCTTGACATCTCAATTGCCACCGCCTTGGTATCGGCGTCAAAGCCAGCCATAAGGCTCATGTCTGGGATGAGGAGCCTTATGGACTTTTCAAAAGTCTCCCTTTCATCATTACCTATATTGCCGCTATCCCCGGCCGCTTTCATGATGGCAGTTGTTATGACAGGGACCTGACCCTTTGCACTTTTGTGCGACATCACAAGCTTCCGAGTGGCATCGTCTGCTTTACTTAATATGTAATTGCTACCGCTAAAAGCTGCGAAAACGGATGTTCCAACGCCGGTATCTGCTTGCTCATACGCATGCACAAAGTCATTAACCACACCAAAAGCGCCTGCCACTTTAGCCAGGTTCGCGTCCTTCTTACCCTTCGCTGACTTTGCCGACATTTCCATTTGGAGCTTGTCCTTGTTTGCCTGCGCCGTCGCATTGAACATGTCTATCGTGGCATTCAGGTTCACTGCCTCCTTTCGGTCCCCCCTTAAGGCATTAAGCCTTTGCTGCCATGCGCTGAGCCCGGCAAGCTTGGCCTGCTTTTCTGCCGCCTTGGCGTCACCAAGGACATTCATTGCCCTCCCGTAAACGTTATTCTGGACCTCTGACTTGTCCTTGAGGGCAGCGTATTGAGCTTTTTGAGCGTCAATATCCTTATTGATAGCATCATCTATCAATTTAAGGGCTGTATTGGGGACGCCTGTTAAGGACTGCGCCGCAGCCCCAATCGCTGCTGATAGTGCAGCAACCACGGCGAACATTGTGTTTTCATAAGCCCTGAAGGGTTGAATCCTAAAGGATGAAAGCTCCTCACCAATATCCTTAGACAGCTTCTCTTCTTTTGCAACCTTTGCTGCTGCTGCTCTGGTTTCGGCCTCAATACCTGCTATCCCAAACCCCTTACGGATGTCCTCAAGTTCCCTCTCCTTGTCTGGCGCTGGAGGAACAGCACGAAATGGGACCTGACGAGCAGAAGGAAAACCATCGGGCATACCCGCGACGCCTGAACCTCCACCGCTAAAATCTATTTGATCTGGCACCGGGGCCACCGCGAGCCTCTGTAGTGATTCTGCCTCTCCTGGGGTGTATGCCCCTTCCTGCCGCCGGGACATTGATTCTTGAACCTCAACGAGTTCAGGAGACTGGAATTGAACAGGGCCCGACCGAGTTCGTGCCCGGACATATTCCTCAAGAACCAGGTTTCGTGCATTAAAATCGTCCGCAAATTTGTTGGCCTCTGCAATGACTTGTTCCTCAGTCGCGGCTGAGGTTCGATACTCATCTGGCATAACCTGCTCTTCTAAAAACTCATACTCAGCTACTCCCTCGGGCATTACTTCTTCTCCAGTCTTTTTATGCGATCATGCATTTCTTTTTGCGCGACGATTAGAGACTTAAACGCCTGTGGCACGTCCACACTCTTAACGCCTTCAACCTCAGTTACTGCTTGCTGGCCAAGGGAGGATTTCTCCATGCTCTGTGCCATCACCCCCATCTCAGGAGTATTTGCTCCGGGCATATTGTATTGAGCAACATCCAGGTTTTCGAGAAAATCGTAAGCTGCGTTTTTGGTTTTCCCTCTGTCGATGTCTGACTTTACGCGCTCGTCGCTAATCAGGCCCAGCCCTGCAGCGCCAAGAGTAGCTACGCCGCTAAGAATGCTTCCCCATAGGCCAGCACTTCTGCTTGCTGCTGCTTGCTTCCTTTGGAGTTCAAGATTCTGTTGCGAGATTAAGGCCTGAGACCCCTGTTCTCTGGCTGCTTGCACAAACGCACTGAGTTCCTCTTTCGCTGCAGCCGCATCATCAAGCCTCGCCTGCTTTATCTGTCGCTCAAACTCACGGTCTGTCTTCTGAAGGCCCTGATTTAATGCTTCCATTTGTGCGGGGGTAAGACCAAGAGCCCTTGCTCTACTCATGATCATATCCCTTTGCTCTAGCGCGTTTCGCCTGGCCTCCCGTTCAAAATCTGTAGACCGCCTAGCAGCCGCCTCTTCCTCTGGCGTATCGTATATGCCCTTGGCCTTGGTCCTGCTCTCAAGCTCGGCCCTTTTTTCGCGCATCATTGGGTCTAGGAATGCTTCAGTCTCAGCCTGCTGACGCTGCTGAATCTTAAGGCCCTCTTTCCATGCGTCATGTTCCCCAACATCCGCTGTACGGTCCTTGGCGTGCTGAAGCGCATCGCCCTTGAGGGTAATATAGCCGCCTTCAAACAGAACCGTTTCAGATTCCTCGTCCTGTGTACTGGGCATCCCTTCAGCGTATGGGTCAGCCATCACGCAACTCCCATGTTATTGTTAATCAGTCGCCAAATCTTGTCATCCATTGATCTATCGCTCCTCTGACCAGGAAGCGACGCCTGAGGAGACCGTTCCAATATGCCCCTGATCATCCGCATTGTTTCCTCTCCCCGTTGGTCACTGATCACATCTAAGGCATCATCCAGTTGGTCAGCCTGCTCATTATAAGCATCAATTTCCTCAGTTTGTCTTGGAAGGCTGATGTCAGGCGAAATTGACTCAACCTCGCCAACCCCGCGAGGAGAAAGAGCCCTCATTGGTTCCCGATCCCGGATATTGCGTGGGGGCACACCCTGTAGGGCGCTACCAGACTTGTAAGAATTAATCCCTAGGCCCTCCGTGCCCCTCTCAAGTATGCCTAAGTTCTTACTTACGTCACGCAAACCCTCTGCCTCCTTAATTTTCTCTGCCGCAAGATCCCTAGGGAGTCCTGAGGCTTCAGCCATCAGCCTCCCCTCTTTAGACATTAGAGATTCGGAGAGGGCTGACGCTTTGCTTGCTTGAGAGCTAATTCCCTCTGCAATCACCGGAATAGCAGAAGCGCCAAGAGTAGAGGCCACATTGAGAGCGAGTCCTATATTTCGGATCTTCTGGCCCTCCCGAAGCGCTTCTCTCGCCAAGGAGGCCCTTTGCGCTGCGTCTTTCGCCCTCATGGCGATTCTTCCTTCCCTCAAGGCCATCTCTGCCTCTCTCCCCCCCTTCTCAATCTCCTCCTGCTGTTTCCTGTACATGTACTCTAGTCCGCTCTGCATCATGGCGATACGGGACAGTCTTTCAGCCTCAACCGGGTTGTTCCCTGCCGCCTGCATTGCCTGATCGAAAAGCTGCTGCTGCCTGAGCACTGTTGCTCTATCTACTGCCATAATTAACCTCTATCCTATGTTGCGACCTGTGTTTTCTCTACGTTGTATACTGCTTTTGCCTGCCTTGGTGCTATGAGTAATCCGAGGCCATTAAGCGCCGGTGGCTGAGAAACGTCTGTCGTACCCCTACAAACAATATCCACATGGAACCGATCGACCTTCTGCTGCTGTGGTTTGATCACCACCTCTCTTTCGCTGCTCGATGATTGAGTATACGAAAGAGTCTGAGAGGAAGAGTATGTGCCCAACTCCGAAGCGTATGAGATGCTAAATTCGCCATACGAAGCAGTGGTAAATGGTACCGCTAGCCTGTAAAGACGGCATCCCGATAAAAACTGAGGGAATTGTATCTTCCCTGTTTTTACATTCATCTGAACGCGGTAGTAGCCAGGTCCACCGTCCTTGCTTTGAGAGTAATCCGCATACCTGTAGGCTGAGGATGAACTTGAGTCGATCGTAGCGCGAAGCCAGACACCGCCCTTATTGTCAGTAAGAAACAGATCCCTCTTTCCGTCAGATCTCTTCACATAGCTACACCCGCTAAACTTCTGCCCCGTGGTGTCTACCGGTACTTTCCATGTGTACCACTGATTAACCTCATAGTTGTAAATGATGATACTCATCCCCAACGATGGCAAGTAGCTGTTCGGGTCTTTGGCCCAGCTCCCACTGGACCCCGTAACGAAAACGACTTCGTTCGTCTCATCCAAAACGGACACCCCGGAGATGTTCCCCATGTACGTGCTAGCGCCCCATTCCCCGTCAAGGGGAGCCCCGAGATAACTAAGATTTTTACCATTCAACAGATAGAGGCCGTGTGTGGATTGATACACAACCCCAGCCGGGATCCTCGCCGTAACGCCCCCGACCATAACCCCCTGATCTAGATAAATCGTCTCTGGAGGCGCAAACCCCCCAACATTAAGGTGGTCAGGACCATCGCCGCCCATGGCGTAAACAGCATCCTTATTGAAGGCCATCAACAATTGGCCATCACTCTCGATGTTTGATGCTCCGACCCCGTTAGTTTCTTCTCCTATGTTTACAGTGTTTACCGCAGAGAACACAGGGCAGACAGATGACCCCTGAGTGCCTAAGGATGAAGAGAATGACTGAGATGGGTAGACATACCCATCAACAGTAGAGACGCAAACATGATTCTTATGTATCGTTATGTCAGTGGGGCAGGACGGCTGGACAGGGAAATTAGAAACCAGGTCTGAGACACCTGTTGCATGGTCCTTCCACTGGGTTACCTTGTTCGGCGTATCAACCTCTACGACAACATTCCTCGCGTTAGAGTTAAGAGGTTGCATCGCCACTAGGCGGAAACGGATATTGGCCAATTCCTGAGTGTCCTCAATTGTCTCAGAAAGAATGACAGACATAAATACAGCCACAGATACGGATGAAGGCTCCATATCTGCAATATCTGTAATTTCCGGAGCAGTTCCACTATAGCCTATGCTCTGGTGCGCGGCAGACCTTTTGTTGGTCAGCGACGTATTTTCTATCTGCACTAAAAGCTTTTTCCCGGAATCACTTACAGTGACCGTTCTGTTCGTAGACCCGTCACCAAAAAAATCCAAACCACTGTAGTGGGTGACGCCCATGTCGTCTTTCCAAAAATAGGCGGCTGCAATTTCGTAATCACCCTTGGTTATGCCGGCGACCGACGCCGTCCCGTTCGCAAAATCAGAGGCGTCCTGAGACACATATTTAATTAACGGCTTCTGTAGAAACCCATTTTCGACAAATCTACCGCCGTTGAATGCCCATAATAGCCCTGATCCAACAAGCAGTGTTCCGTTTATGTTTGCGTTTGGATAAGTCCTTGCGGGGAAGAAGTCAGCAATGCCTATGCGCGGGTTAAATGGAGCCATGTATTGGTAGGATCTCTCTGCGTGCTCTATTACTGATATCCCAAATGCAGGCATGGGGTACTCAGCAAGGGATGGGGGGTTAGAGTATTTGTAGGGCTGAAGTATGGAGTCAGTCCGATGGTAGTTCAGCCTGGACCGAAGAGAAAACATCGGCGCATTACTGTATTTTGTTACAGGGATGGACATCTGGCGCATTTCATATGGATGACAGAGGACCGCCTGCCCGGGGGCGTAGGTGCCGACGACTTCGCCATCCTCATTGAATAAGCATGTTCTGGCGGTTGAGGGGTCTGCAGCAAAAACCGAATGGCCGACAAAATAAGCCTTGCTGCCTGAGTAGGGGTACCATGCGTCCGACAGAATGTTTATGTTTCTACCTAGGACCTTTGTATCTGAACTATTCGCTAAGTTTTTCCTAATTATCCACCGCTGCTCAGAACCAATGTAGGCATTTGACCCAACAGCACTCGCCGCCTGCGTGTACCAGACAGCTCCGCCTGCCCCATTTGCCAAAGCGCACTCAACAAACACATAAACAGCGTCGCCTGAAACGCTTTTAACATTTGTAATGGCAGCATTAGCCACACGAAGGCCATTGGCGCCCCCACAGCTAAACTTGTTTGCGGCGCTATCGTAGGTGACCATCTGTCCGGCAACAGCGCCCGTTTCATCCCTGTAGACGGCCAAGTCATCAGGGATGTTCCATGTTGAGCTTGATGTTGCCCTGTCCAGGAGGGGCTTTATTAGCGATGCGGTCCAGGAAGCAATAGATCCGTCTGACAGTGCCGGAGCAGTGTACACATAGATATCATCGTCCTTGGTGGCGTCCGAAGAGAAGACAAACACAATCTTGTTGCTAGCGTGATTCTCAAGGTTTCCGGCATCTGTGTGGTTAATGCATTTTAGGACGAAGCGACTGGGGACTGCATATCGAAGCCAGTTATCTGGGTTATTTCCTCCGAATTGATCTTTAGCGCTACCCATGTTCGCTATCTGGATAAGCTGCGATGGATCACTGCCATTTGCCCTTGGGATATTTGACGTGACCGTTGGGGATGTTACGAGCGCTTTAGTTGAAGAGTCATATTTGTAATACTGCAGCTTAGTCGTGTTTGTTGAGTCATTCGTGTAGTAAACATACACAACACCATGATCGTCTTCTATGGTGTACGTCAAGTCTGCATCCCAAGCAGGATACTTGTAGTTTAAGTCCAAGTAGCCATCCTCGAAATTACTTATGGGAGTAGCGGCCCCTATGGCACTTACTGCGCTGCTAAAGTCAAACGTGGCCTGAAAAATAGACCACATACCCACCTCTCCGGTTCCCCCGTCCTTATCCTTTACTGCTGCCGACTGAGCAGCGAACGTTAAAATAACCACATTGTCGGACATGCTAAAGAGCATAGGCTGTGTGGTGAAATACATGGCGTTCTGGCCTGTCTCGACATTGAGATAGATGTCAACGTTAGCCATCGCGGATGTCCCGGTTGGGTGAACTTTTGCTGTATTGTCAATGTCACTGTCAGAAAGTTTCCCTACTTGCACATAGCCAACGGCCTCAACCGCAAACTCGTCATCAGTGAAAAACATGGGGGCCTTCGCGCTGCCAGCGGTGCCTGTGTCAAATGGCCCATCAAGTATTAACTGATTTCCGTCCGCCACAACATCGGCCCATTCTCTCCCTGTAATGGCTGCAGTGCTCCCATATCCTTCGATCCTAATCCTTCCGGCATCATCTGAGGCATGGTGGTATACGCCAAGCCCCGACGCCCCCCCTATTAGCAGATCCCTATCAACAAAGCTTTTGCTTATGCCGGAGGCGAACGGGACTGAGATGGGAACTGCATCGTAAAGAAGCACCCCGGATGCCTTGTGCTTGATAGAGTAGAGAAGCCTTGATGGCTTATTCCTATAATTGATTGTATCGTCCGTGTTGGCGTAAGACTTCGTGTCCCCTCTGACATCATCCTCACCGAACGGCCTAGACTCCCATACAAATATCTCATAAAGATCGTTGTCCGACCCAACCTTAATCGTAGAGTAGGCAGGAGCGCCATCTAGAGATGTTGAGTCGACATTGACAGACTCTTGCCTTATTTGAACATTTGCACATGTGCCACGATCTTTAAATTTCCCACTGGTATACCTGGAGTATGCTTTTTCCCCATCAAAGACCACCAACTCATCTTGATGATGAGCTGCGCCAAAAAGCTCACCAGGTTGGGCAGCACCACCAAGCTCCGCCCAATCCTCCTCATGGAATCCATTTCTTGGGTTTAGCTCTCCGGTCTTGGTTATTGAAACGTTCTCGGCTAGCCGAAGGTCTTCAACTGGCTGAGTCATTTCAGATGTTTTTGTGTTGACACCCCTCGCGAATGGGAACCCTACGTTTTTCTTCTCTAATGCCATTAAAACACCCACATATCGACTGTACAGTCATTGTCGCAAAACAGGCTTAGGGTACCTCCGCCTGCCCCACTCCATATATTAGAAGGACGGTCTTGATTTAGGATCATATACTTGGAGCCACTTCCAATGCCAGGAATTGGGTTCCTTAAAAGCTTATACGCATACAGGCTCCCTCTCATAGTAGAAGGGAATCCATCCAGGATGACATGAGTAGCAAGGGTGTCATAGCTTTCTTCCTTAGACATAACCCGTGAGACGCCGGGGAGGAGATCAGAGGGTGCAGACAAGGATGCTGGACCAAAGCGGATCGGCTCGTTGATATTTAATGTTGCCGCTATTGCGTCCGATACGCGAAGGCATGGGTCAATTGTTCCGGTTGTGAATCCATTTCTGCTCGTATAGCTCACACTTTGGAGTACGGAATAGAGCCCCGTGGCAAACTCAACGACCGCACCACTTTCTGCGCAGGCTATGTACGACCCAGTGTCTTGATAGTGGTTTGCTATATTTGTGGCCGTAGTGTTGTTGCTGATTTCGGCGTCCCAGTCTGTGCCTTCTGTCCCTGCCCTGTATGCGTTTGACGTTATTACTAAAATAATAACACCCGAAGTAATGGCGCTATAATCATCAACTGTTAGCAGGTATCTGTTTACGCCATTTATCTGCGCCGACGAGCTTGATGCCGTTGATTTTAGCTTAACGCCAGACAGAAGGTTGCCGCCCAGGATTCTGCTGTTCTTTATCTGGTTAAAGGTGTTCTTAACCCTCGTTTCGAGATCGCTCAAAGCCCCGTCTTTGTGCTTTGCTTCTGTAAATCCCCGAAACGCCATATCTCATCCTAGATCCAGTTTATGTAATCACGAACGCCTGTCCCTACTTTAACATCTGCTATTGCTCGACTCTCGCCTGGTGTCCGGTCCTTGGCTGCCAGCATCAACCTATGTCTGACACCCTCTCTCTCTGCTACCAAAATCTGAGTGTCTGATTCCTCTTTCTGGAGCATCTTAATGGCTGCATCCAGAATGATGAATCTCTCGAACCCATTGGCTAGAGCCCTATCGACTGAAAAGAGCTTGGCAGCCTCACCGGTCTCATCTCCGACAAACTTCTGGGGCTCTTCGATGTACCACAGAGTGACCGTTCCGCCTGGTGGTGACTCAGGGATGAACCGAATATTATTCCCCTCGATGATGAAGAAGACATTCGCCATGTAGCCTTGCTTTAGCATCGGGCTCTCGTAGGCATTTCTTTCCTGGAACATGTATCGGCGGATTCTTCGAGTCACACCGCCAGAAGCAAAGTCGCACCCAAGGGCTTTCCAGAAGGATGTTGGGAGTTCCTTAGGGTTGTCAGCGGGCAACGTGTAGCTGTACGAGCTGAGGTAGTAAATTTCATACTCGTTCACCATCATCTCGTGAAGTTCGGCTATTGCCTCGTTGATGTAATCAACAACCTCGGCGTCAGTACAAAATTCGGAGTTTTCCTGGTCAGCCCTTCTGCGAGATCGCGTGATAAGCTGTGCTAGAGTCACCTCATTTGTTGCCATTACATGCTCCAAAAATAGAAGGGGGCCGAAGCCCCCATTCCATTAGTAGTCCTCATCATCACTGTTTAAGGCTATTTGAACAAAGTCGAGCAAGGCCTCACAGGCGTCCTTTTCTTTGTCTTCTGATACCTCTATCCCAATGGAGCTAAGGAACTCACTGCAAGCGCCCAGTAGGGCCTCCTTGGGTTCCAGTGAGTCTTCTTCCTCTTCACCCTTGGACTTCTTGTTCTTCTCAAGGATCATCAGAGCTACGCCATTCTTTTTGGGCATCTCACCCTCCTTATACGGTGTAGCTTGAGTTCCGAAGAAATAGGGTTACATGAAGCCTGTCATTTGCATCAGGGGTTCCTGTTGTATCAATAACGACAGTCTTCGCCCCATCAACGTCCTCACTCTTGACCTCTGCATTTGAAATCGCGCCAAGCGACCCAATGCCAACCTGTGCGCAAAGCAGCCCATTGTACTTGTCATCAAGGGTGATTGTGACGTCACCGGTAGATATACCGACTGATGCGACGCCAATAGATGGTGTTGCGACAGGAGATCCGTTGAGTGCACTAAGAGTAAAGGCAATGATTTTAATCTCATTCCCCAAGGCTTGAACGTCTTTAAATGACCGATTAGCCATTACTCACCTCCTTAAAGTGCAATGCGAACATTAAATCCTGGGGCATTACATGCGAGGTTACCATAGAAGCCGATTCGGACTTCGTAAGCATCATCGTCTGCTTTTCTCAGGATTCTGTTTCCGTCTAGGTCAAGAATGTGAGGTGCTCCGCCTAGAGAGTTCAAGGACCAAGTATTCATCTGGAGCATGAATGCAATGTCTGGCTGACAGTTCTGGTCAGGGACAACATTGATAACTCCGTTTGGTCCTTGGACTGCGAGGCTTCTGAAGCCGACATCAACATCCCTTGCCTTAAGCTCGTCATAGACAACTCTTGATCCAAGAGACTTCTCTAGATTGATGTATGACTCATAACTCATGAGGCATGTATCTGGCCGCCCACCAGCTCTGGCTGCTTTTCCTGCTCCTGAGACCAAGGCCTCTTCAATTGGCATTGCGGAACCGTCAAACCGGATACCACCCAAGCGCTGGCTGTCTTTGTTTCTTGCCTGTCCGAAGAACTCTGTTGCGCCGGGTGCGGCAGATGGGAGCCATCCGTCTAGACCCATAACTGCTCTTGCGGTTGAAGAGGTAAGGCCTGCACCTGCCTCTGTCCCTCTTCTGAAGATGTAATCGTTCGCGGCTAAGGCACCGGATCCGGGAGCGGTGATAGTGAAGCTTCCAGCCTCTCGGTCGACCGTTAGGACATCGCACCCTGTTCCGCCAGTTGCGCTACCTGAGCCGCCAGTATCATCAGCGAATAGAAGATTCATCCCTACTTCAAAGTTGGCGATTTCATCAGGGTTCGAAAGCTCAACCGTGGTTCCGGAGCTATAATCGCTTTTTACTCGGCCAAGATAGCCACCACCATCACGGAAGAGCTGGATAGAGATATCGCGGGCAAGCGAATGAATCGCTCCGTCAATTTCCATTGTCAAATACCGAATAAAGGCATCAGCCTTACCTTCGGTTGCCTTAATAGCCTCACCTGAGACGGTTGCCACAGAGTAGTTCTTTACGCGAGTAAGAACAAACTGCCCAAGGCTTGTTGTTGATGTTGCCCCAGACCCGCTTGCCTGAGCTTTGTCGAATTGCGCCGAAACGTTTTGTGGGTTCCCATAAATCAAAGGAATCGGCATATTTAATCCGCCGAATCTCTCGTACTTGGGCACCAGGGCAAGGAATGGGTTGTTTTTGAAGACGAGATTCTTGATCGTAAGGTCTTTGTAGTGTTCCTTTACGGCCTTTGATGTTGTTGTAATGTCCAATACTGGCATTCTATTCTCCTTGGTCGCGAATTACTAAGCGATAGGAGACAGTGCGCCGCCTATTCGCCGAAAAACTTATAGCTGCGGACAAGGTGGTCGAGATGCTCGTCTCTAGTCATTGGTTTAGAGTGAGCTTCGCCGTCCGTGGTCATTCCGACCGCCGCAACTGAATTTGATAATGTTTTCGGCCTTGAATCTGGCTGCCGAGGGGCTTCTGTTTTCGCTTCGTTCCCAAAGGAATCTTTATATTTTTTGGCTATTTTCTTGCTGCCAAAGTAACTGCGGGCTTCCTCTTCGAGGTGATCCTCGACTAGTTGCGCCGCCTGCTTATACTCCATGACTTGCCCGGATGAGTTATAATGCTCTTGCATTACTTCCGCGACTAACCCGTGCGCGTCTCTAGAATGTATAAGCTCAAAGTCTTCATTGTTAGTCTCGACGAAATTGCGGATTTCGTCAATGAAATTATTGTACGCGGTTTCCTGTCTCGAAACAACCTCTTGTTCTTCACGACTACTTAACTTTGATTCAAGTTGGTCAATTCGGTTCAGAAGCTTATCAATGCTGGAGTCTCGCTTGTAGTCATCGGGCTTCTTGTTGCCACTAAGGATGTCTTCCGACAATTTCTGATAGTCGAGATCGAGCCGCGATAATAACTCCCTAGGGTTCTCGGCGGCAATCTTCCGCAGTTCTTCAAGCTCTCTGGCTGCATCATTAGGGTTGCCCTGCTGAGCCCTCAGTTCTTCAACTTCCTGTTGGAGCTTTTTGTAGTCTTCTTGGCTCCGCCTAACACCCTTCTCCCGCTTAGCCAGTTGCGCGAATCTTCGGCTAAAGTCCTTTGTGGTCTCTTCCGGCTCCTGTGTCGGGGCGATTTCCCCTGGTTCCGGCCCTTCCTCAAGGGCAACCTCCGCCGCCGCAATTGCGGTATCTGCTTCGGGTTCGGCTCCTGGTTCGGGATCCGAAGTTGCCTCTGCTTTCTCTGCCATTAGTCCGTTTACATAATCAATTGTCTCTTGAAGGTGGTCCTGGGCCATTTGCATCCTGTCTCCTTACTGCAAGTCTTGAGGCGGGAGTGCCTCTGGTTCCGAAGGCATTACTGCCTCAATATCAGGGGGCAAAGCACCCCCTGCTTCAGGAGGTAATTCTCCTCCTGCTTCGGGTGGTAAAGCAGACCCAGCCCCTTCAGGGGTCATCTGAGGCTGGGCTGCCTGCGCCATGGAAGCCATGAGCGCCATACAGTCATCAATATAACGGCGTAAAAGAGCCAGGCGTCCATCGGGCGCATTGTTTATCTTTGCGCGGAGATAGGCCTGTTGCACCCGCTTCACCGATAAAGCCAAATTGCTATACGGTTCCGGCTGAACGTATTTCCCTTTGTCCACCATATTTTCAATCAGCATATCAATCTCATCTTGATCTGCAGTCATGTATTGAGTAACCGATTCTATGTCTGGGTAATCCAAGAGCTTCAAAATAGTCCCGGGGTCTTGGATAATCCCACTCTGAGCAAGCTCGATAACCTTCTGAAGCTTACCAGCAGGGCTTTGCGGTAATAGCGAAGTTGGCCATATCTTCATGACGTATTGTTCTTCGCGGAGATCGATATCTTTCCACTTAATCTGCTCGATATACTTATCGCCGCTACTTACGACCTCGTAATCATCACCGCGCTCAGCAATCCTTCGAGCCAAGTCAATCATCTGTCTGGCGGCTTCCATGAACATGCTTTCGTAGTTTTGGGCCACGATCATAAAGCGTTCTGTCTCAATATCGGAGAATTCTCGAAGAGCGACTGCTGATTCAAGCCCAGCGGGCTTTTTCGACATCGCAGCAAGCTCACTTACTCCCGATATCTGATAGGCACGGTTAAAGAGCCTATCCAGGTGGGAGAAGACCTCTCCGGAGACTGTTTTTGGCACGTAGAAGACAGGAGGCTGACCAATGTAATCAACAATGCCCCATTCTTCGTTATTGATCTGGTGATCGGCTATTTGTGACCCAGTCTCAAGAAATACCTTCGGCTTCGCAAGATGCATCTGTTGCTGAATATTCTGAAGGAGCGTGTTAATCTCCAACTGTATCCCCATAAGCTGCTCAGCGAGTCCCTGACCCCAGAATCCGAGCAGACGATCAGACCAACGAAGAAAAACGAAAGGAAAATAATTATGCTCATAATTCTCGTCCAAGAGCGTTAGATTTTCCAAACAGATTACGTGGCGACCATCCGGGGCACCCTCAATACTAGGAAGGTGCCATGCCTCTACTACTTGGACCATCTCGTTAACATTAGAACCGGCGTTATACTCCTCAGTCTCAAATGTGGACGCCTCTTTGATTCGATCTGCATACTCCGGATAGGTGTATGTCAGAACATCACGCGGAACCGCTTTGACCTGAAAAATACTTCTTGGCTTCTTATACTTGGCTTCCTCGATCGACACCATAATCTCTTCGGGGAAAACTCGCTCACATAAAATATCCGAGTTGTGTTCGTACACTTTTAGGACGCCAGTCCCAAAAACACACGAGTCCATAAAGACCTCTGGAGCGACTTCGTAGAGCTTGGTCCGGTAAAATTGGCCATCGCAAAATTTTTCTAGGAGCTTGCCCTTCCTCTGCTGAGAAAAGTCTCCGCCTGAAGTAAGGAATGCGCAGCGTGGCCGATTCTTCGCAATCTTCGCCTGGACCGTATCGCACATTGACTTGATGACGTTGAACGTGACCGGTCTGTGAGATCCCGCTCCTTGTGGTCTTGAGACCCCAACCAGGCTCAGCGACGGAGTATTTTCGTCGTTGTAAGACCTGTAGTGCTGTAGGTTGAGGCTCGATATGTGGCCATAATCTCTTTGCATCGCGTTCAGCAGATCAAAGACAAAATCATGAGAGTCCTTCTCTTTTGCCTGCCACCAAAAAATTCGTTCTTCCATTTCTATCTCCACTAGTGATAATTATCCTGTGCTTCAGCTAAGACACTCGCCATCCTACACGCCTCTGGCTGTCTATCACCAGTTAAGTCTTTCTCTAGTTGTCCGATGTATTGCTGCTCTATCATGCTCCAGTACTCTGGCGATCCATACTTCGGCTTTACGGTCGGAGCCTTGTAGGTGAAATGGCGGCATTCCCGCCAAGCATAGAGCGCGGCATCTGAGAGGTGGTTCTCGAATCTGCCATCTTCCTTCAGTCTGCTTTCGTCCCACTGCAAGACATCCCATTCTTCGAGGATCGGGCAGTTGGCTGGGATCATCACTCTATTGGAGAAGAGATCATCATTCATCAGCTCAATAAACGTTGCCTTCTTACTTTTTTCGGCAGCTTGGACAGGGACTCCAAATCGTTGTCTTATTTCCTCTACGATAGACCGTCCTAGTCCGCCGGCATCTGCGACGACTGAGACGAAGTTGAAGTGCTCATTCAGCTCGACAATCTTATGGGCTATTTGGGTAGGGATCATCTTAGATTCTTTGTGTGTCTCCACGACATAGCATTCCGGCATATCCCGACTAAATCCCAGGACCACAAAAGCAGTGGCGTCCGCATAACCCAAATCCACTCCAAGCACATATTCCCAATCTGCTGAATCATCGGGTGCCTCCATATAAATGTTCTCATCTGTATATTTATATATTAGCGAGTCGAATGACT